TATGGCCGGATGGGAGATCACCGGCGGCATCGACGGCACGTCGTGGCGTAGCCCGGACGGATGGTTGCGCGTCGTTGCAAATCGCGTCCAGAAGCCGAACCCACGGCTACCGATGTCAGAGGTGCAGGCCATTATGTCGATGCCGCGCATTGCGTGGACGGACACGATGGGGGCTACGCATCTCGCCTGTGTGAAACTCGGCATCGACTTCCTCAAGGGCGTTGGCGTGTTTTGGGGGCAGTGCTTGCAGCGGATGATGGAGCAAGTGTGCGCCGATCCATCGCGCAAGTACGTGCTGACGATTGACTACGATTCGATCTTCGATCCGGAAGACATCGTTCGTCTGTGGCAGATCATGGAGACGAACCCCGACGTAGACGCGCTGTTCCCGCTGCAAGTTGGCCGCGACCGCGATACGTGCTTGCTGTCGATGGTCAACGAGGACGGCGAGCGCATCAAGCGCGTTGACGCAGCCGAGTTCCGGCGGCAAGTGCTGCCATGTGAAACCGGACACTTCGGGCTGACGCTGATTCGTACGGACGCGCTGCGGCGCATGAAGAAGCCGTGGTTCGTGCCGACTCCCGCGCCGGACGGCGGGTGGGGAGATGGCCGGGTAGACGACGATATCCACTTCTGGCACGCGTTCCGAGCCGCAGGGAACAACGTCTGCGTTACGCCACGCGTTCGCATCGGACATCTCCAACTCATCGTGACGTGGCCGGGTGAGGACTTGCGGACGATTCACCAGTACTGCTCAAAGTACGGCGACGAGGGGAGGCCAACGGAATGCATGAACTTCTGATGATCGTACGGAATTGCGCCGTACACGATCCCGGATGCGGGCGACGTGTGATGAGGCCGGGAGCGATCTACAACGCGGACGAGAACACGGCGCGAATGCTCGTCGAGCGCGGCTACGCCATGCGCGTTGTCGAGCCTGCGCCGCTGTTCGTGGATTCCACCGCCGCGCCGGGAAAGCCGAAGAAAGCCAAACGAAGGGACTCCACCGATGGCAGTATCAACGACGGCACACACAACCCTTCCTGACGCGAAACTGTTCCTAGGGATCACGGGAACGACATCCGACGCGATCCTTGAGCAGTGCATCGACCGCGCGAGCGCGTGGGTAGATCGGTACTGCGGGCGCACGTTCAAGGCCGCGCGGTACTACGAGTTCCGCGATGGCGGTTCGGATCGTCTCGCGCTTCGGAACCCGCCAGTGCAAGCCATCTTTTTCTGCTCGACCACGAAAGAAAGCGTTCTTTCTGTAGCATCTACGGTTGCATCTGACACGCTCGCCACGGTGTCGGTAGCGAATGGGGAACTGCAACTCACGCGGCGCGACAGCGGCGGCACGGAGACGCGTACGGCTCTCAGCCTTGACACGTACGATTCGGTGTCGGAACTGGCGGTCGCGGCGAATCTCGTAGCCGGGTTCAGCGCAAGCGTGGTCAAGAACGCGCCGAGTAGGTATCTCGCGCGCGTGGCCGGACGTGACGTGCGTCAGGGCGCGTTCTTGCTTGACGGCTTCACGGACTTCTATGCGGAGTACGGGCTAGAGGAAGAGTCAGGGATCATCTACGGACGAACGCCGCGCACGTGGCGCGCCATCGTGGTTGATTACCGAGGCGGCTACGAGGTGATTCCGGCTGACGTGGAACAGGCAACGCTGATGCTCGTCGGCAAGTTCTTCCGCGACCGGACGCGGGATATTTCGGTGTCGTCGGAATCTCTGGGCGGCTACTCGTACTCGCTTCGCGCGGGTGACGAGACGGCGCGCGAGATTGAATCTCTACTTGGTGCGTACAAGAGGATTCGATGAGCATTGAAAGCCTCGTCAACCGCTTTGGAATGACGCTGTATCTGTACAGGCCGAGTACGTCGGTCGGTGTGGACGGCGAGGTTTCGCGCACGTACTCGCGCGTCTGTGAGTTTCGGGGCTTCGTGGACACGTCGAGTCAGTCGAGCAATGTTGCGATGGGTCGCGCCGAGGGTCGGACTCAGGCAACGATCTACGTTCCCGGGTCTTTGGATGTCCGGATTGATGACGAAATCCGCGACGGCCTCTACGGGACGGTTCGGAATTGGCGCGTCACTGGTGCAAACGTCCCAGTGGAAGTGATCGTTGCGAACAGCGCGGCGCATCTCGCTATGACGGTTGTTGATGCCGTCGAGGTTGAACCGGGGGTGACGCTGTGACCAACTTCAGTTTCCGAAAGGGCTTCGTAGCGTTCGCTGTCGAGCGCGGCGTACAGGAGGGTCTAGCGGGCGTGGCGCTGATTATGTCGAAGCGGTTACGCGACGGACTCAGCAAGCCGGGATCGGGTCGCAAGTACCGAATTGCCAAGGGTAAGAAGAGAGGGCGCAACCTTCGCGCGCAGGGTTTCCATATCGCGTCTGCTCCGGGCGAACCCCCCGCGGCTTCTAGTGGCAACCTTAGAAGTTCATGGGTAATCAAGCCAATCACCAGATACGGAACGCAGCAGGACGACACGCAGTTTATGACTCTTGAGAAGGTCGGAAAGCACAACGTGTTCTTCCGGTTTGGTAGCAAGTTGGAATATGCGCGCGCACTTGAATACGGAAATCCAAGAGGAAATCTTCTGCCCCGTCCATACGTAAAGCCGATGTTGGACGAAGTCATGCCCCGAGTCCAACAGATCATGGCCGCAAAGATGAAGCGGAGCCTTCGATGAGCCAAGCCATACTGAACGCGCTCAAGTCTCGGCTTGCCGTTACGCCGTCTCTGACGGCGATTGTGGGGACGCGCATATACCTTGACGTTGGCGTTGCAAACGCGCCGCTGCCGCTGCTGGTCTATCGAACGACATCGACCGAGGTTCGGAAGTTCATGGGGGGAACTTCTCAACACGTGATGGAGTTCGACTTTGACTTGTTCTTTGGCAACTCTGGTACGCAGGACATCCACACCGCCGCCGCCGCGATTGGGACGGCGCTCGCAACTCCTCTCACCGTGACGGGGTTCGACCGCGCGACGTTCGTTCGCGTTGAATCGGGCGTGCCGTCATTCTCCGATGACGGTTGGACGATGACAGAGCGGTACAGGGCTACCGCATTCGACACGTAAGGAAACTCAAATGGCAATCTCTACCTATCTTGTTGGAAACGATGGCTCTGTCACCATGCCTTCCGGTGGCGAGGTCATCAACGTTCGCAGTTTCAACGCGACTCTTGAGCGCGTGGAATCCGACGTGACCGGATTCGCTGACACTGGTCGCCGTCGCCGTCTCGGTATGCTCGATCTCACTGGTACGCTGAACGGCGTTCCCGGCGTGGGATCGGCAACCACAAGCGCCGCTACGCAGTGCATCTTCCTCCAGAACGCAACCGCTGCGCTGACGCTGAATCTGTATGACGGCGCGACAACGACCGACGCGAAGATTTCTGCAAACTGCATCTTCAACGGGTACGCGTTCAACGTTGACAAGACCGGAGACAGCACGATCTCCGCGAACTTCAGCAACGGAGACGGAACCGCGCCTGTCATTAGTTGGCTTATCTGATCCATGATTCCAAATCTTGGTGCTGCTGCGAAAGTCTTTAGCCCGTCAGAAAATGACTGGGTTGTGACTGTCATTCTCCGAGACGGCACGATACGTAATCGTCGGATCAGCCCGGGAACAATCAGCGAAGAATCGGCGGTCGCGTATGCGATTGCCGCTGAGAAGGTACGCGCGGCGGATGTCGTCGTGCGTTGCCGACGAGCCGGGGATAGGTCGCTCGACATCTCCGGCGCGGATGCGTTCATAGAGCGGATGCGGAGGCTTGCGAAATGATCCGAGTTGCGAAATGGGATGTTGTGTCGTCTACAGGTAGATCGTTCACGGTGCGCCCGCTGACGGTGCGTGAGAGGCTTTCGATTTCGGCTGACGTGTCAGACGAGCGCGCGCGCATCGCGGCGCAGGACGCGACCCTAGCCGGTATGTCGAAGGCCGACGCAGCGGAACACATCGGCTCCGAGCGCCGGAAGGCGGCGAACACCAGTACGCTCTACCTTGATTGCTACTCGCTGCAAGGCGCGATTCGGGTTCTCTCCGTGTCGATGGGAGTCGATGAGGCGTTGCTGTTCGCGGAACAGGTGACTCCGCAGACGTTGACGAACACGGCGCTTGAGTGCTTGGGGATCGACGTTGAGAAGGCTCAGAGCGAGAAGGACGACAGCCCGGGAAACTGAGGAAGCCGCCGGAGCGCGACACGCTCGCGGAGGCTCACTTCATCGCGCGATCCGCGCCGGGTTTGGGGAATCCGCTTGATCTAACTTGCGGCGAGTTTGAAGCCCACCTCTTGCTTGCGATTGAGGGACACGTAAGCACTCAGTACGGCAACGCTTCCCGACGATAAGAGAAGCACATGAACGCCGGAAACCTTGCCATCTCCATTGAAGCGGACATGAAGGCGCTCGACGCGCAGTTTGCTGCGTTGGAGGCAAAGTTCATGGAGGCGGGGAAGCGCGCCGCGTCGGCTTTCACGACGGCATCCGCGACACCCGACACGGCGGGACAGAGCGCGACGGTTGACGCTGCTAAGCAGATGGTTGACGACTTCAAGAAGGCAAGCGCCGAGGCCGTCGCTGACTTCAAGAAGGCGGGCGAGCAGGCGGGCGAGGCGTTCCGCAAAGAAGTCGAACAGGAGATGGAGAAGATTCCAAAGGCGGTCACGACCGCGCTCCCACCGGCTGTCTTGACAACGGTTGGAGAAGGGGCGGGAGCAAAGACAGGGAACCGATTCGCAGACCAGTTCGGTAAGCAAGGCGCGTCAATGCTGAGGCGGTTCGCCGCGCCATTGATGGCCGCGCAACTGGCGAACACGCTTGCAGGGATCATCCGATCTGAGAAGCCTCTCAATGAAGCGATCCTCGACGGCATCAAGACGATTCCATTCATCGGGGCGTTTGCCAATCTTGGTCACGCCATCTACGAGGCGACGTTCGGCGCGGCGGATCGCGCGGCGGAAGACCTGGTGAAGAAGCAGGAAGCCGCGAAGGCTGAGATTCTTCGTGGCGTGACTGAGCGTGAACAGGGGACGCAGCAATCTCAAGCGCGCCAGTTTGAATTGCGAATGCAACAGGAGCAGTTGGGATTCCAAGTCGCACTGAACGAAGTTCGCAAGACTGGCGACGAGGAAGCGATTGCGCGCGCGGAGTTCCAGAAGACCGTCGATGAGCAAGACCTAGAGACTCAACTTGCGATGGCGAAGGAG